AAGCAAATGTCTTCAACTGCCGCTCCCTTCGGTCTGCGCCCGATTGGCCGTCTCGACAGTGGTTCTCTTGAGGTTTTCCGTCAGTATCCAATAGCTTCTGGCTATGGCACTGCGATTGCCACAGGGGATATTGTTCACCTAGTTGACGGTGGTACAGCCACTACAATCGAAAAGCAGTCCGCTACTGGCGATGATTCGACTGAAATCGATATCGTTGGTATCTTCATGGGGTGTTCGTACACAGACCCGAACACCAACCAAAAGACGTTCAGCCAGCTATATCCAGCAAGCACTGCCGCTTCTGATATTATGGCGTATGTTGTAGATGACCCGAATGTGTTGTTCACTATCCAAGCGGATGGTGCGCCAACAAATACAGGCGACATCTATGGCAAGAACACCCTTCTTGTTCAAACTGCTCCAAACACTTCACTGAAAATTAGTCGTGTAGCGTTGGACATTTCCGAACTCAGCACAGATGCTCAAAACCCAATTCGGGTTATTGATTATCTTGGTGGTGACCAAGGCGATGAGAAAGGTACGTCTTTCCCAATTCTGGTATGTAAGTTCAACTATCACCAGCACGCACTTGCGACTGGTTCAGCGTAAGGAGTAGAAAATGGCTATAACACGCGCACAACTCCTGAAGGAACTGTTACCGGGTCTTAACGCACTGTTCGGTTTGGAATACGAAAAGTATGAAAATGAACACGCAGAAATCTATGAAACTGAAACATCAGAGCGTAGCTTCGAGGAAGAAGTAAAGCTGTCTGGTTTTGGAGCCGCTCCCGTAAAACCGGAGGGGTCAGCGATTTCGTTTGACAGCGCTCAGGAATCCTTCACAGCCCGTTACAACCACGAAACTGTGGCAATGGGCTTTTCCGTAACTGAAGAAGCAATGGAAGATAATTTGTATGATGCGCTTTCAGCACGTTATACAAAGTCTCTTGCCCGTGCGATGGCGTATACCAAGCAGGTAAAAGCCGCCGCATTGCTAAACAATGGCTTTACCACCTTTTCATCAGGTGATGGAGTAACATTGTTTAATTCTTCTCACCCGACCGTACAGGGTGGAACTAACTCAAACCGTCCAAGCACAAATGCTGACTTGAACGAAACTTCTTTGGAAGAAGCAGTTATTAACATTGCCGCATTCGTTGATGAGCGCGGTTTGTTGATTGCCGCTCGTCCACGCAAGTTGGTTATTCCGCCAGCACTGATGTTCGTTGCAACTCGTCTGTTACAGACAGATTTGCGTGTCGGCACAGCTGATAACGACATCAATGCTATTCGGTCAAACGGTTCGATTCCAGAAGGCTTCCGTGTCAATCACTATCTGACTGACAACGATGCGTTCTTCCTGACAACCGATGTACCAAACGGCATGAAGCACTTTGTCCGTACACCAATGTCAACATCTATGGATGGTGACTTTGACACAGGCAATGTTCGCTACAAGGCCCGTGAGCGTTACAGCTTCGGTGTGTCCGACCCATTAGGCATTTACGGCTCACCCGGAGCATAATTGTACTATGGTATAAACTTTTAGATTGGGCGGCTTCCGGGTCGCCCTTTCTTTTTGTATAATGACTATGAACCTTGACAGTCGCATACTGCGGCTGACACTAGCCAAGACAAGGAGTTCCCATGGCTAATACTACTTTTAGCGGTCCCGTCCGCTCAGAAAACGGTTTCAAAAATATTATTAAAAGCGCAACAACTGGTGACCTAACCAGTGAGATGACACTTTCTGTTTACACCGCTACTGTAACAGTTGCTAACGGTGCTACTACAGGAAAAGAATCTGCTATCGGCATTCCATCAAACTTTATTCCTATGGCTGTTATGGTCGCAGTTACAGGCGCGGCGTCTAACAACGTAAACCTAGTTGACATCGGCACAGACGCAGACACAGATGGGTTTGTTGACGGCATCACTGCGGCAGTAAACTCAACTGGCTTCAAAGGCTTCTTCCCATGTAATGGTGTATTGGGTATGTCTGGCGGTACAACAACAGCCGCTACAGAGACAGCAGATGAAGTTGAGGTTGTTCTTTCCGGTGACCCCGGAGCAGACACAACTGTGGTCCTGAAGTTCATGGGTATTTCTAGCTCATCAGACGCTTCGTAGGAGGCTGATATGAGCAGGTCCGATGTATTTGCCGTTACCAAAACAGCAGATGCCACTGTTTACGCTGGTCGTGCAAGAGTGCGTCAGATACAGGTGGTGACCGCTGGCTCTGGTAGCCCGCAAGTCGTTCTAAAGGACGGGGGTTCCGGTGGGACCACCTTGCTAGATGTTGCCTTTGGTACATCCAGCACATTCTCTGTAAACATCCCAGACAATGGTATTTTATTTGAGACAGATGTCTATTTAGATTTGACTGCGTGTTCTAGCGTAACGGTGTTCATGTCATAGGGGGTAGGCTATGCCTAGAAAAAGAGAAACCCCAATAAAGACATCCGTAAAATCAGGTAATTTCCGCCCTACCAAAAGTGGGGCGGGGATGACCAAAAAGGGTGTTGCCGCTTATAGAAAGGCAAACCCCGGTAGCAAACTAAAGACTGCTGTTACTGGTAAAGTCAAGAAAGGGAGCAAGGACGCAAAGAGACGTAAGTCTTTCTGCGCTCGTTCTGCTGGTCAAATGAAGAAGTTCCCTAAAGCGGCAAAGAATCCAAACAGCCGTTTACGTCAAGCTAGAAGACGGTGGAAGTGCTAAATGCCAATCTCAAGAGCCTCCATGAGGCAACAAATGAAAGGTAATAGGATGGCAAAGACAAGATTTATGCGCGATATGATGAAGGGAGTTAAGAAAATTCCTGAAGGCGCAATAAAAACAAAGAAAAAACCAAAGCTAAAAAAGAAAGCTGGCGGCGGTAAAGTAATGAAAGCCAACATGGGTAAGCTGTTAGAGACAGTTTCTCCAGCGTACAGCCTTATGAAGGGCAAAGGCCCAATATCAGACGCCTTTAGTGGCGCTGGTGGAATGGGCTTAGGCGGCATTCTAGGTATGCTTGCTAAAGGTCAAAAGGGCAAAAGAAAAGGCATGGAAGCTGACCAAATGAAGCAAATGCAAAGAATGTATGGCGGCGGAGCCATGAAGAAGCGGCGTGATGGCATTGCTTCCAAGGGCAAAACAAAAGGCACTATCAGGTAATGCGAAAAACCTATAAAGGCAAAAAAGCCCCCGCAGGCTATCACTTTATGCCTAACGGTAAGCTAATGAAAGATACGGCCCACAAAAAAAGTGGTGGCTCTGTGAGAAATTATAAAGGTGAATATAGTAATTATCACTCATCTACAGAGCAAAAGAAACGCCGTGCTAGTAGAAATACAGCCCGCAGAAGATTGACTGCGGCAGGCAAGGTGAAAAAAGGTGACAAAAAGGATGTTGCACACAAGAATGGTAACCCTAAAGATAATCGTAAAAGCAATCTTAGGGTAGTTGCTAGAAATCTTAACAGGTCTTTTCCAAGGACCAGAACGGCAAAAAAGGTAAGCAGGAGGTCATAATGTACGTTGGTAGCTCAAACGGATACGCTGTTCCTGTTTACAAAACTAGCGACAGTACAACTAGAACAAGAGTTCACTGTGGTAACTGTCCAAGATGCAATGAAAAGCTAGTTACTGTGTTTGTCCATGGGCATGAGCAGTGTTCTAAATGTGGTTCAGTTGTACATGATTGCTGTCAAGGAGAAAGAGCATGAGAGCGGCAAAGATGATGTGCGCCAAGCGCAAAAAGCCAATAGCCATGAAAAGAGGTGGAAACCCAGTGGCTAAAAGATTATCTGACCCCAAGTTCAAGCCAAAGGTTGTAAAGCCAAAGAAAGGTAAGGGGTCTTATTCACGGAAGGGCAAAGCCCTTCCTATGAAGTCTGGGGGCAAAACAAAGTCAAGGGTAAACGAGGCTGGAAACTACACAAAGCCGGGTTTGAGAAAACGTATTTTTAATAGGATTAAAGCAGGTGGAAAGGGCGGCGCTCCGGGACAGTGGTCAGCAAGAAAAGCGCAAATGATGGCCTCTGCTTATAAAAAAGCAGGGGGCGGCTATAAAGACTAATGGCAAAGAAATCAGACCCAAAAGTAGGAACAGGTAAAAAGCCAAAGGGAAGTGGTCGCAGGCTTTATACAGATGAGAACCCGAAAGATACTGTCGGTATAAAGTTTGCTACGCCTGCTGATGCTAGGGCAACTGTAGCCAAAGTTAAAAAGGTTAATAAGCCTTACGCTAGAAAGATACAGATATTAACAGTTGGCGAACAAAGAGCCAAAGTTATGGGAAAGTCAGAGGTCGCCAGAATATTTAAACAGGGTAAAGAGGCGATTAGACGGTCTAATAAAAAGGGAACAGGGAGAGTTAAACGAACCAGATAATAAGGTTGCATAAAAATGGTTGTCGCAGAAGCTCTCGCAGGAATTGCACTGGTTAAAAGCGCTGTTGATGGCATTAAGTCCGCTATCTCAACAACAAACGACATAGGTCAAATAGCTGGTCATGTGGATAAGCTGTTACAGGGTCGGGACGAGGCAAATAAAGCGAAGCGTGATGCATCAAATGACCCCTTTAGTGTTAAGTCTATAGCTGAGGAAACCATTAATGCAAAGCTGGCAGAAGAACACTTAGATGAAATGCGTAGCCTTATTGACATGAGGTTTGGTCATGGCACTTGGGCTGGTATAATAAACGAAAGAGCCAAAAGAATTAGAGAGGCAAAAGAAGCAGAAGAAGAAGCAAAAAGAGAAAAGATGAAAAAGAAATTAGAGTTTGAACAAATGGTGGAGACATCTGTAACAGCTTTTCTTGCATTAGGCTTTATGGCGGTGGCTCTTTTAACTGTGATATACTTTGCTACAAGGGGATAAATATGCCGTTAAAGAAATCGCAAAGAAGTTTAAAGGCTTGGACGAAACAAAAATGGAGAACTAAAAGTGGCAAGCCATCGACACAGGGTCCAAAAGCAACCGGGGAGAGATATCTACCTGCAAGTGCCATTAAGTCCCTATCGCCCCAAGAGTACGCGGCAACAACCCGTGCTAAACGAAAAGCAACTAAGGCTGGTAAGCAATTCTCAAAACAGCCTAAAAAAATACGAGCTAAAGTGAAGCCGCATAGAAAGGTTAAGTAATGGCTGTAGTAACACCAGACTTACCAGAAATTTTTGAAGAGGCGTTTGAACGCGCTGGGCTTCAGATGACCACAGGCTACGACCTTAAAACAGCTAGGCGTAGTCTTAACATATTAACTTTGGAGTGGCAAAACCGTGGGCTTAATCTCTGGACCATTGACGATGGCACTATATCTCTTACGGCAGGCACAGCGACTTACACTATGCCTGCGGACACTATTGACCTCATTGAACACCAAATTAGAACGGGAACGGGTACGAATCAGGTGGATACGAATTTGGGGCGTATCAGCGTGTCAACGTATGCACAACAATCTGGAAAAAACACTCAAGGACGCCCCACTCAAATTTATGTGGACCGTCAAGCAACGGCTGTCAATGTTACTCTCTGGCCTGTTCCGGATGATAGCTCGTTTACTCTCTCGTATTACCGCCTTCGTGGAATCTCTGGCGTCTCGTCTGGGATAGGCACAAGTGCGGATGTACCGCCACGGTTTGTTCCGTGTCTGGTATCTGGTTTGGCTTACTACATTTCTTTGAAGAAGCCAGAAGTGGCGGCGCGTGTGGCTCCGCTTAAACAAGAGTATGAGTTTCAATTCGAGCTTGCCGCAGGGGAAGACTCAGACTCATCGTCAATCAAGTTCGTGCCATACGACACGTTTTACTTAGGAGGCTAATATGCCATTAGTACTTAGAAAAAAAGGTGAAGGAAACAAGAAGAAGAAGATGCCAAAGGCTCCTCCTTCACGCCCTCGTCACGCAAATCCAAAGCACCCAATGAATACAGAGCGCACCACGGGCCGAAATATGGCTCGTAAAAAGGGTGGCGGTAAACTAAAGATGGTGGAAAAGGACGGCAAGAAGGTTCCGTTCTTTGCCGCAGATGGTATTGGCAAGATGAACAAGGGTGGTCCTGTAGAAGTAAAGAAGGGCATGACCTTATCTCAAATTGCAAAAAACAATAACACCTCAATACAGGCTCTTCTTGCGGCTAATCCTAGCATTAAAAATGCTAATCAAATTCGCATAGGTCAAAAGATTAAAATGCCTAAAGCAGGAAGTGTTCCGGGCAATACTAAAACTAAAAACCCATACGCCCGTATGTCTCAAACTCAGATGAACATGATGAGGTCTAAAGACAAAGGACAGCAACGCGCAGTAACTAGCGCCATGCGTAATGAAGTTAAGCGTTCTGGCGCTCAAACTTCTGCAACCCCTAAGAAGGCTAAGGCCGTAAAAGACTCTCGTTCTGCTGTTCCAGAAGCCAAAAAGAAGGAGTTGATTGCTAAAGCCAAGGCAAATCAATCAAAGAAGCCAAAGAAGAAGTCTTTGCTGTCTAGGCTGTTTGGCGGAAACAAAAAGAAACCAGCCGTGCCGTCTAATGATATCGCCGCAAAGAAGGGTGGCGTCATGAAGAAAAAGGTACGCGGGTACAAATCTGGCGGTACGGTTCGTGGCGCTGGTGCGGCCATAAAGGGCAAGCGCTTCGGTCGCGCTGGGTAATAAATGCCATTAGCTAGAGGGAAATACGCTTACGGTTTTTGCGACAGAACAGGCTTTAGGTATGACCTAAACGAGCTTGTTGATGAAGTTAAAAACGGTGTAAGGACTGGCCTAAAAGTTGGAAGGGATGTAGCTGACCAAGACCATCCCCAAAACTTTTTGGGCCGTCTGCGTATTCACGACCCTCAATCATTGCGTGACCCTCGACCGGAAAGAAAGATAGAGTCTGTAACGGTTACGTTTCCCGTTTTTGATTCTGCCACAATACAAAGAGAGCCAGTTCCCTTTTTAAGGGGTGTGGTTGGCACACCTTCTGTATCTGGGGCTGTTATTGTGCCGCCATCTGCGCCTAACGTAACAACAGTTACTCTGACTGGCGTTGCTGGTACTGGCGCTGTTACTCCTGTATTCTTTAGTTCTGGCTTGTCGTTCACCTACGACTCTACAAATGTTACACTTGATACTACTAATGAAACCTTTGACGAGGGATAAATGGCAAAGCAAATAGTGGGAATAGGCTCAAGCGCAAACGATGGAACGGGCGATACTCTTCGTGTAGGCGCTGATAAAATAAACGATAACTTCAATGAATTTTATACTAAAATTGGAGATGGTACA